TCAGGTGGCCAAATTCAGTGTGCCACTACAGTTCGTAACGCGGTCCTGTTTCTTGTTCCAGCCGTAGGTAAGCCAGATCACCGCCTCAAAACACTGCCACTCCCGGCCTGACATTCTCAGACGAGGCTTGAGCTGTTGGATCTCGTTAGCGACCTTGGTATACCCGTTCGACAGGTCGGCCATACGACCTCCCGGTTGTTCGGTTCTGTGGGGGAAATTGATAATTTCAGCTGTGTTTGACATACTTAGCTCCGCAATTACACTCCGTTTTTGCACCTGAAAGCCGTTGGTGTTCGAGCACCGCGGCTTTCGCCTTTTCTGAAGTCTTCACATTGCCCCCAGCATGGTTGTGACCATCGCCAACAGCGGCGCCGTAAGGTCCGGATCGACTCTGAACATTTCGAAAATCCCCTCGCCTAACTCCTTCAGTTTTTCCTTCTTCGGTGCATCGAGCATCAGAGCTTGTTTCGCCTCACTCACCTCTTTTTCTAATCTGGCCATGCGATACGCAAACGAGTCGTTCTTTACGACGCGGTCGCGGTATCTAAGCGGCAATACAGACATGATCGCGGGCACCAACTGCTCGACGTTTCTACGGTAGGATGCGGAGTCTTCTTTGTTGTCGAGCCAGCGGAACAGCTTCACGTTCCAGACATCGGCCTGGCCTGAGAAATCCACGCCATCAAGTTGAAGTTCTTCCGCCGCCTCTTGGATTTGAAGTGCTACAGTTACGCGCCCTTCTGCCGCAGCCCAAGCTCGGACCGCTGAGCAGATATCGCGATGATCAATATCCTGCACTGCCGATTCGCTTTGATGACACTGGAATATCAGTGGATTAGAGGAAGCTCTGTTACTCTGTTGGAATGAAACAGTCTGCATTGTTAAGGCTCCTGTTTAGGTAAACCATCTGTTGGGTTTGGGTAGAGATCGGGGCGCAGTTCATGGGGAGTTACGCCAGTTACTGCGTAAATTGGCAGGACCCGATCTGCTGGTACCACACCGTGGTATCGGTTTTTCCAGCGACTGATCGACATAGGTCTTATACCCAGCATGGATGCTAGATTTGTTGCTGTGCCAGCTGATTTAATAGCTTTAGTTAAACCGTTCATTATTGTCTCCGTCTTGAATACAACCAAATTAAGCCTAAAGCTTAATGATATGTCAAGCCCCAGACGAATTTTCAAGTTTAAGCAAAAGGCTTATTCTTTTATCCATGAAAGAGAAAACCGTACTTAATCCACTACTTGTCGACCGCCTTTCAGAGCTGAATGGACGTGGTATGACCAAATCCGATATGGCCAGGGTTGCTGGGGTAACTCCGCAATCTGTAAACGGCTGGTTTAAGAAAGGTGTGATCAGTAAGAAATCCGCACTTGCCGTTGCTGACGCAGCTGGCGTATCTGTGCCATGGTTGCTCGGTGAGGACGTTGGTGAGAAAGATGGTCTGAAGCCAGATGAACAGCGCCTGTTGGAACTCTACCGACAACTGCCAGAAGAAGAGCAACGCAACATGCTACGTATTGTTTCTTTGCGACTGAAAGAGCTAGACGAATTGTATGCAAAATATATGGGTAGACGCTTAAAAGGTGAGTCAGATTAGTCAGCTAACAAATACGTACGTTTGTTCGTTCAGGAAAGCAAAGTTATGACCATCCAAGAAAGAATTTCTTACGTCATCCCAATTGCGGTTGTAGAAGACACCTCCGGTATTCCTATATTGGTTTATGAATTCGACGAATGGAGTGGAGAGGCAGACATAGCTTTTGGCGTTTTCTTTATAGGTCTTCATGCAGGCAAAGATTACATCGTTGCTGTAAAAGTTCTCAGTGAAGATCACAATGAAACCCTGATCGCTATTGATTCTGATGAGTTCATGAACAAGCGTTCTTTTCGAGTTTCTGCTTCTCCTGATGGCGAGACTGTTGTATCAGCATCCCTAAAAGTTAACTTCGACAATGTTAAAGTCGAGAATCCAGGCATCTATGAGGTTCAAGCTGTACTGATCGATGCCTCTACAAAAAAGATACTAAGCGTCGCAAGTTCATTTTTTGACATCAAACCAACAGGGATGATTCGTAATGAATTTAGATAATACGATAGTGCAACTTCGACCAAATCAGGACGTCTACAAGCATTATGGACAGTCCTCTGGTGAAGATGCATACTCCCAGTATGGCGGTGGTAATGGCGGAGGCAATGGCATGCTTGAAGCAAGGGTAGCAAAGCTTGAGTCTGATGTTGGTTACATAAGGCGTGATGTCGACGAACTAAGAGTTGATGTAAGGTTGATCAACCAAAACATGACTGTAGCTCTTGAACGCCTTGAAGCTATCCGGCTTTCTCTTGATAAAAAACCATCGACAGACATTGTCGAAAAGAAAATAGCAGATGCTAAATTAGCAATTTTGTTGGGTGTTCCTGCAATAATCGCGATTGGTACTGGTTTGTACAAATACCTGCAACACTATATGTAGCTTAAACCCCCTGCTTGTTTTCCTTCAAATTTCATTACTACTGGCCCCTTCTTTATACTGAGCGCAGCTTTCAATCATCCACTCCTCATATCTCGACCACTGAGTCGAGATTTTTTTTGCTACCCGTACGTCGATCATCATCTTTAAGTCTGAAACTTACCCTCAACTCAACCTTAGACTTGACACCATTTAAGTCCCAGGCTTAATATTGCATTACCAAGACGCACTACAAACCACCAAGGCAGGACGCCCACGAAGTAGCCGCCGACGGCGTACGAATAGTCGGATGAGGTGGAGAGATTAACGCGCATCAGGTTTAAACGTTCCGCTGGCCGGCGATAAGGCAAAAGAGGCTGAGATGAAAGGCAATACGAAGAAAACAGGCATGTACGGATTTGCTGCATGTTGGGCACGCAACGACATCACATCACAAAAACCCTTGGAGCTTCCAAGCTCCCGTCAGGACGGAGGCAAGGGTTTGAAGAGCCCTGAATACAAGCACTCACGTCTAGCTATGCAAAGGTTTAACAAGGCAGGCGGAATTCCTCGCGGCAAAGCCGCTGCAAAAATGAGCCGCCTGGGATATCGAAGTGAAAGTCTCAAAGACTTTATTCGAGAGTTTCGATAAGTCTCAGTGGAGTCACTGCTTCCGCAGGGATCAAACTTGCCGGGAAGTAATTATCAGTAACGATTTTGGTTAAACGGTTAATGACCGTTGGTTCTGGATTATCAATTAAAAGCGAATGTACAGACTCTGAAAGCTTGAACCATCCGTCTTTTTCACACGTGTAGATATAACAGGGTACTGAGGTCTTGAGAGTTGGGGAAAGGGTCTGATGCTTCGAAACAATAGCTTCATTTTGACAAATCGGGCACGGAACTACTTTTCCATTCATTGTTAAGTCCTTGCTGGCTGTGTGAGAGCTTTCAGCATACCACCGAGCCTGAAGTGGTGAAAAGACAGGCATTAACAGGAGATCAATATGATTGATTACGCACGCAAACCGGGACGGCAGCAGGCCGTAAAGCTGAACCTCTTCGAAGTGATTCTTCGCCGCTTGTGCTACATGTTGGCGCAAAAGGGGAATCCAGATGTGTAACTCAACAAAATGCGGGTACTGCGGCAAGCCGGTTGAACCGGAGGAAGTAGTCAAAAGTACCCTTCTCTATCGCAACGGCGCACAGCTGGCGCGCAAAGAAAAAGAGTATTGCTCTGAACGTTGTGCTTCGTACGACTAGATGGCCCACGAAAGCTAACGTAAAAGCCGCGCAAGGCGGCCCGTACGTCCGGTGACACCGACCAAAGTTCCACCGGAAAACTACACAAAACCAAAGTTAACCCAATGGGCGCTATCTCTGGCCCGGGGATCTTACATCCAAAAAAGAGGATCTCACATGGAATTTTTCTATGTAGTCAAAGCTACGCAGAAATCTGGCAAAGACGATGCAGTGATTTGGTTCACTGCAAAATCGGAAGCCAGAGCCAACCTGCAGCTCGATGTTGAGCTGGAAGATGCTGGTATCGAAACTGGACGGGGTAAGGACTTTCAGAAGCCAATCCGCACTGATTTTCCGGTCTATGACGACCTGCCGGAAGAAAGCACAGTGGATTACGCCTGGTGCAAACGCTACGAACTGGATGAAGACCAGCGCACGTGGCAGAAAAAAGTAAAGGTTGAAGAAAAAAACCATACCACCAGCGAATTAGAATCTGGCTCATCAACTGCTTTAGTCGAAAAATTCCGTGAGCAAGAAACCCCGACGCTGTTCACTGTCGCGACACTGCCGTTGCGCCACCGGATACTGGCAGAATTTCTGGCTGAAGAAGAATACGCCTATCACATCGGTGCGGAACTGAAAAATGAAGTTCAACGACTGGCCATGGATGTGGATAACAGCTATGTCCAGAACTTGCTTCTTGCCGCTGAAAACGTAGACGAATTCAAAACCGCGAACGAATGCACCATCTGGAAAGCTGTAAACGCCGTTAAAAGCATATTTCCACAGGAAAAGCGTTCCGAACTAGCAACATTGATCCATTTCCTCACCATCTGGTTTGCAACCGACCACATTGACCGCGGCATTCTTGTACGCGAATGGGCCGCTGGCAATCGCATTAGCAATGTTCAGCGCACCGATTCCGGTACTAATGCCGATAGCGGTTATGTCACCGATCGCGGCGAAGGTGCGCACCATACTCTGGACACTCTGGATCTGGAAATTGCCTGCGCCCTGCTACCTATGGACTTCAACTATCTGGAGATACCAGGCAGCATTCATCGTCGAGCCAAAGAAGTCGTGGCCAAAAAAGAAGAACCGTGGAAGTCATGGAGCGCCATTTTGCGCAATCAACCGGGCGTTCTGGCGGTAAACCGCGCGGCAATTTTTAACCTGATTCGCATCGCGCCCGAGAACATCCACCGCACGCCTGCAGCTCATCTTGAGTTCGTTAACCAGACTATGACGGCTGAATTCAATGCAGCGGTAGAGCTGCTGCCGATGCCTATCCCAATTATCGAAACTGAAGTTACGTTAGAGCAACCGCAAGTTGAAAACCTCGGCAGCGGCGTGTTCTCCATCGATGGTCTGATGAATGAAAAACCAACAGAAAAAGATGACCGGTCATCTGTTAAAGAGGAGAACTTCAGCAATGAGCAGATGGAAAAGGCTCAGCCAGAGAAAGTCGAAATTAATGATGCGGTACCACCAGTCGAAGGCGCTGTTACAGCTGATCCGCAAGCAAATATCGTAGCGCCGGCTGATGTTCTTGCCGCCGCGGCGCCAAGCCTCGCAAACCTTAATATGGCGGATGTTAACCAAAAAGATGATTCAGTCAGCCAAAACAGCGATTTTGTAAACCAGAACGCGCCAGAACCGGTACAAAGCGTGCCAGAAGTGAAACAGGCCGAACCAGAATATCCGGCTTACTTCGAACCGGGCCGCTATGAAGGGCTGCCAAATGACGTCTATCACGCGGCGAATGGCATCAGCTCGACGCAGGTTAAAGATGCGCGAGTGAGTCTGATGTATTTCAACGCGCGTCACGTAGCCAAAACTATCCCTCGCGCACCTTCCAAAGTATTGGATATGGGCAACCTTGTGCATGCACTGGCTCTTCAGCCTGAAAATCTGGATGAAGAATTCAGTGTTGAACCGTTGATTCCGGAGAGTGCCTTTACCACGACTGCAACACTTCGCGAGTTCATCGATACGTATAACGCCAGTCTACCGGCACTGCTGAGCGCTGACGAAATTAAAGCCCTGCTGGAAGCGCATAACAGCACCCTGCCACCGCAGGTCTCGCTTGGCGGATCGCTTGAAGAAACGGCTCAAAGTTACATGGCGCTGCCAGCTGAATTTCAGCGTATCGAAGCAGAACAGAAACAAACCGCCACGGCGATGAAAGCCTGCATCAAAGAATATAACTCCACCCTGCCATCGCAGGTGAAAACCAGCGGCAGCCGCGATGCCTTGCTCGAGCAGTTGGCGATCGTCAATCCTGACATAGTCGCACAGGAAACACAGAAGCCGGCACCGCTGAAAGTATCTGGAACCAAAGCTGACCTGATGCAGTCCGTGAAATCCGTGAAACCGGATGCCGTGTTTGCAGACGAACTGCTGGATGCATGGCGCGACAACCCGGGCGACAAGATTCTGGTGACGCGCCAGCAGCTGACGACCGCGCTGGCTATTCAGTCAGCCCTTCTGGCGCACCCAACCGCCGGGATGCTGCTCCAACACCCTAGCCGCGCCGTTGAGGTGAGCTACTTCGGCTTTGACGAGGAGACCGGTCTGGAAGTTCGTGTGCGCCCTGACCTCGAGATCGACCTGGACGGCGTGCGTATCGGTGCCGATCTGAAAACCATCAGCATGTGGAACGTTAAGCAGGAAGGTCTGCGCGCCAAACTTCATCGGGAAATTATCGAGCGCGATTACCACCTGAGCGCGGCCATGTACTGCGAAACCGCGGCGCTGGACCAGTTCTTCTGGATTTTCGTCAACAAAGACGAGAACTATCACTGGATAGCCATTATCGAGGCATCCGCAGAACTGTTGGAATTAGGCATGCTCGAGTACCGCAAAGCTATGCGCGCTATCGCCACCGGTTTCGACACTGGCGAGTGGCCAGCGCCGATCACAACCGATTACACCGACGAACTGAACGACTTCGATCTGCGCCGCCTTGAAGCGCTGCGTACTCAGGCATAAGGGGGGAATTATGCAAAACACTAACGTGACCGTTACCGACCAAAACACCGTTGTTAACTCCAACGTAGCCCTGTTCGACTCACAGTACCTTACCGCCATCAGTTCATTCGCGCAGATTATGGCTCAGGGTTCTTCGACAGTTCCCAAACATCTGCAGGGCAACCAGGCTGATTGCATGGCTGTAGCGATGCAGGCGGCGCAGTGGCAGATGAATCCTTTCGCTGTAGCGCAGAAAACCCACCTGATCAACGGTGTCCTCGGATATGAAGCGCAACTTGTTAATGCCGTCATTTCGCGCAGCGGCGTCTTGGCAAACCGCTTTGAGTATGAATGGTACGGTCCATGGGAAAAGGTGGTAGGGAAATTCCAAATTCGCAAAGGCGATAAAGGCGAATACCGTGTCCCGGGCTGGAATCTTGCTGATGAGGCAGGGATTGGTATCGTGATCCGCGCAACCCTGAAAGGTGAAGAGCAGCCGAGGGAGCTGGATTTACTTCTGGCTCAGGCCCGTACCCGAAACTCCACTCTTTGGGCTGATGACCCGCGACAGCAGCTCGCGTATCTGGCCGTCAAGCGCTGGGCGAGACTGTTCTGCCCTGACGTAATCCTGGGTGTGTATACGCCTGATGAACTGGACGATCGCCGCGTTGAGCGCGAAGTAAATCCTTCACAGGCCCAGCACGTAACCCTTGCTGATATCTCAGGTGACAACGTAACAACCACTCAAAGCGCGCAGGTATCTGCCTCCAACATCGATACTCTGGCCGATGATTTCCGGGATCGCATCGAAGCCGCTCAGGATGTCGATAGTGCAAAAGCTCTACGTGCCGACATCGAGACCGTAAAAGCAACACTGGGATCTGCCCTGTTCACCGAGCTGAAAAACAAAGCCGTGAAGCGTTACTACCTTGTGGATGCTCGCAATAAGGTTGAAGCGGCGATCAACTCCCTGCCCCAGCCCGACGAGCCGAATGCAGCAGAGCGGTTCGCGGAAGCCGAGCGTGTCCTGGCATCTTCAAAGCGTCACTTGGGCGACGAACTGCATGACCAGTTCAGCATCACCCTGGCGGATATGAAACCGGAATACGTGGCCTAACGAGACTGGGAGGGGCAACCCTCCCCTTAAGGAGACTACATGCGACTGATCAATCGAGGCAGTAAGCAATCCCCTTTAGCACGTCGGGCATGTGATATCGCGCTGGCAAAACATGCTGAACGTTACGGCGATTATGGGCGCAGCAAAATGAAAGAAACGTACACGGTAAGGGTAGAAGGTGTGAAAGTTTGGGTTGAAGTAGTGAATCGTAAGGCGAGCTATGTGGCTACAGCAATGACCGGCATGCGTCGGCTCCGTTCCTTACCCGGTCAGGCCTCCTGATATCGGAATATCAATTTTTTTTAACCGGCATCTTTATACTGATGCCGGTTACCTGAGGTGAACTATGTCACAGGTAATTTTTAACGAAGAGTGGATTGTTGAGGCCAAACTCACCGAAAGAACTGGGCTCTCAAGTGGGCAGATTAAGAGCTACCGTCTTAAATCATGGGTCAACGGCATCCATTTTAAATACGTTACCGCCGATGGCAGAACAGAGTCCGAGAAAGGACTTGCCTGGTACAACTACCCCAAAATAAACCATTTCATTAAGGACGCGTAATGGCAGGCTTTCCTACCGGTGTTGAAATCCACAACGGTAAACTGAGGATATCATTCAAGTATAAGAATATTCGCTGCAGGGAAGTTTTGCAGGGTTGGGCAGTGAACAATTCCAACATCAAAAAAGCCGGCAATCTTAGAGCACTGATATGCGCTGAAATTCAGCTGGGTACATTCAAATACGAAGAGCGTTTTCCGGAGAGCAAAGCACTTAAGAAGTTTTCGGCGCCCGTTAAGAGCGTCTTAACCTTTGGAGAGCTGTGCGATGCATATCACGCAGTGAAAGAGGTGGAGATCAGCCCAGCTACAATGATGATTACTCGCTCGGTCAGTACGCTCTTCACGAAAATTATCGGAGAAAGCACTTCTCTTGAAGAAATTCAGCTTAACGATATGTTGTTGTACAGGAAGAAATTACTTGAAGGGGAATTTAAGGCCAGATCCGATGGGCAACGCACCGTCAGAACTGTTAACGCCTTCATGGGGCAATTATGCAGAATGCTCAGCTTCGCTCACCAGAGTAACTACATCCAGCACAAGCCTTTTGAGAACATAAAGAGTCTGAAGACATCCGAACTTGATCCAGACCCATTGCTGAAAGAAGAATTTCAGGAGCTATCTAAGCACTGGCAGGGTCAGCATTTAAACCTTTGGACGTTTGCCGTCTATACCGGCTTACGCCATGGTGAATTAACCGGCCTGGCTTGGGAGGATGTCGATCTAACGAATGGCGAGGTCCATGTTAAGCGTACAATGACGCTCACAAAGAAGTTTGGTCCACCGAAGACAAACGCCGGTGTGAGGACAGTAAAGCTGTTAAAACCGGCACTGGAAGCGTTAACGAGGCAATTCGAGCTTACTGGCGATAAGGTGCCCGCAGAGATCGACTTTTACCACCGCGAACGAGGGAAAATTGAAAAGCAAAGCCTGAGATTCTGCTTCGTGCCCAACCATGATGAAGGGGAAATGAGTAGGCATTATTCTCAGAGCACGATTAACCTGACATGGCCAGGCGCCATGAGAAAATCAGGCGTAAGGTATCGTAGTCCCTACCACACCCGGCATACATATGCCTGCTGGTTATTATCAGCTGGTGCAAATCCATCTTTCATTGCCAGCCAGATGGGGCATAAAAATGCGCGTATGGTTTATACCGTATACTCAAAATGGATCGTGCGGATGAACGATGACCAAATTGACATGTTGAACGGGAAAATTTAG